TGCATTAATCTGCTCAGTTGAATTAGCCACTGCTACATCAGTTAACATACTCTGTTGAGATGCTTGGAACTTTACTAGGTCAGCTTGTGTCTTAGTATTGAAAGTTGCTAGGTCAGCCTGGAAGAAGGTCTGAGCATCTGCTGCTGCAATCGGTAGAGCTGACTGCATAATAGCTAATGAGAGCGCTCCAGCAGCTATTGAAGAAGCTCCTAAACCTCTACTAGCTAGAGTCTCCATTGCAGTGTTATGAGCAGCTTTAGCCCAGCTGGGTACCACACCTGACTCAACATCTGCGAACATACTAGCTAAGCGCTTCTCTACTAGTGCATCATCCTGTACGTTGAAAGTAGCTGGGTTAAGAGTTTCTACAGGACTGGTGAATACACTGGCAACTTGCTCAGGGCCTGATGCTAGAGCTGATAAAGCTTCGTTCTGATCGACTAATGCAGTATCTCCTAAAGCTGCTGACTCAATCAACGAGGCCGATACTTCATCAGGTACTTCTAAAGGAGTTGTTGGAGCTATAGGAGAGGCTGATACCTGTTCATTAGCTTGTACCTGCTGTAATGTAGGGGTTAGAGTCTCCGCTTGAGATAGGGTAGCATTCTGCGCTCTCTCAGCAGTAACATCTGAAATAGTTTGATTAGCATTTACTAGAGTGCCAGACTCATCAAAAGCTTTGCCTTGGTCCTGTCGGAATGCCTCAGCTCTACCCCCTCCAAACTCACCTGTAAAGCCAGCTACGCGAGTCTGTGCTTCTCTAGCGGTTAAGCCTTGGTCAATCAGCTCTTGAACAGTTCCTGTGGAGGAGTCTCTAGCCGCTTCTCTAGTAGAAGGTACTTGTGTTGCCATATTGTATTATCTAGCTGTTAGAGTTATTATTATTATTATTCTGGGGACTAGTGGGACACATATCTGGCCTAGCTAATGTAATGAAAGTCTTAAGGTCATTTATCATATCTTTATTAAGCTGGCGAAGCTCTCGTATCTCTGAGAGAATGTCGCTCTTAACTACTACTAGGTCTTCTTTAGTCACGTAATTTGTCGGTAAGTCCACTTTTAATTGGGAGAGATTAGCTTTGGTATCACTAAGCTCTTTCTGTATACTATTGATACGGTTCCATAACCAAGCTGGTACGAGAGTTGCTAGTAATCCTAAAGCTGCTAAAGCCATTTCATCTATATGCGTCATATGTGTATATATATATGTGTATCCCTACTACTGGCGTACTACTGTATGAGTTATTGTTGAAGTCTTAAACATCGCTGAGAGAGGCTACAGACGTTACGTCCGAGCTGCCGAGATTATTAGATATAAGACTGCCCCAGCTTGCACCGTCATCAGTAGATCTAGCAATCTCCCCACCAGTTGCACAAGCTACGAAAGTGCCAAATCCGTAACTACAGCCGCCAGCTATAGCATCTGTGAAAGGAGTAGTCACAAGGCTAGACCAGCTTGCACCACCGTCAGTGGACCTCGATAATTGAGGAGTGGAAGGCTCACCACCTGCTAAGATAAAGACACTATTACCGTATGCTATAGAGTCCATTTTACAGATAGTTGCAGTACTGAATGGAGATGTTATAAGGCTTCCCCAGCTCACTCCATCATTAGTTGATCGAGCAATTTTACCCTTCTCTCCCCCGACTACAAAAACACCGCCACCATAAGCTACTGATAGAATATCGTCAGTCCCGAAAGGAGCAGTTATAAGACTCCCCCAGCTTGCACCACCGTCAGTAGATCTAGCAATCCTGCCACTATCTGCTACAGCTACGAACACACTATTACCGTAGGCTACATCCCTAATGCTAGAAGTGCCGAAAGGGTTTGTAATAAGGCTTGACCAGCTAATACCACCGTCTGTAGACCTGACAATTTTACCAGACTGGAGAGTTACTACCCACACTCCACCACCATAAGCAGCTGAGAAAATATTGGTACTGACACCACCTATACCTAAGTCTAAAGCGCTTCCCCAGCTCTCACCACCATCTGTAGATCGAGCGTAGTCACCAGCATTCCCTAAAGCTAGTAAAACACCGTCCCCATATTCTATAGTACTACAACTAACTATAGGAAATGTTACCAAGCCTTCCCAAGTAGCTCCAAAATCTAGAGAGCCCTCCACTTTAGGGGTGGAAGATCCTATTACAAATGTATACAGCGAGCTAGAGCTGTAGGAGTTTATTAGAAATCCACTCATGTGTGTATGTATATATATCCCTATGTTTTATAGCCTATCAGAGTAACCTTCAAACCTGTACCAGGTACGGAAGAACCTACTCCATCAATGTCAATAGTAATCTGTGCGTCATCTGCTAGAGAAGAGTCTGAAATAACTGCCGCAGTAGCTGCTGTAGTGCTGGTCTTCTCTGTAGCATCAATTGTCAACTTAGTGCTCAGTACTGTAGTACCCGCTTCATTAATATCGACAGTTAGGACTGAGCCTGTAGGAGCTGTAGTTACAGAAGCTCTAACAGCTGTTAAAGTGAACGCATAAGGCATCCTGAAAGTAGCTTTAGCAGTTCCTGTAGTAAGGCTTGTAGTTTCGTTAGATGCAGCTACTAGAAAAGATTCTGTCTTAGCTACTGTAGATAGAGATACCGCCCCTGAGCTAACAGAGAAGTTAGCAGAGCTGAAAGAGGCTATACCCTTCGCGCTAGTAGTAGCGTCATCACCTGCTATAGTGACTGTAGAGCCTGTGGAAGATGAGGTAAGACCTGCTCCACCAGCTATTGTAATTGAATTTGCACTAGGAGCAGCAGTACCTGAATCACCTGCGAAAGAAGCTGCTACAGTAGCTGCGGCCTCAATTGTGATAGTACCTGCGCCTTCTGTGACTGTAGTGTACGTGCCATTAGTTATAGTCCCTAACACAGGATCTGCCCCAGTGGAGCCTATAAGTACTTGACCATTAGTAGGCTGCGCTGTGACAGTAATTGCACCAGTGCCGCTGCCAATGAGTATACCACCATCTGTAGCACTTGTCAATCCTGTACCACCGTTGCCAGCTGGTAAACCTCCTGTAACAGAGGAGGTTAGATCTATTAAAGCTCCTCCTCCTGTTGTGCCGTCGTGGTTATGCCCTGTTGAAGCGTCAAAAGCGTCTCTAATAGGGTTGTACTCATTATTGAAATGAGAAGCTTGTATAGTAGCTCCAGTGGTTATGTTACCTTCTTCTTGTCTTACGTATCCATCAGCCATATGAAGTGTATGTATATTCCTGTATTAATATGTGTATATGTGTATATATATATATAGCAGCTAAATGACTACACCCTGATCGCCCCAGAGTGTGAAAGTTAGTCCATTACCTGTAGCAGTCTGTACAGCTATATTAGCCGCTGCGTTATTTAGTGTTAGCCCATCTATAGAATCTACTATAGTAGTAGTATTAGCTGGTACAGCCACTGCGTACATTATAGCTGTAGTTTGGTCATAGGTTGTACCGTCATTATCGATGTATACGCTAGCATTCACCCCTGATCCAGTAGTGTTACAGATTAGTAAACCTCTTAGAACAGTCACCCTGTCAGGGCTGTGAATAGACGTAGCAGATGTACCAGAAGGTCTAAGCTGTCCCAGTATTGATGGTTCTGTTTGAGTAGGTAATAGGGCCATAGCTGTATAAGTCTTTTACCTCTTGCCTTTTAAAGCATATTGTATAGTGTATGAATCTAATCTATGAGCTGGATTAGTGTTTGTAGAGGAGAATTTGAAAGAGGCTGTGTAGCCGCTGCCTACTAAATTCTTCTTAAATGTTGGGAAAGTTAATGCACCATATTTATCAGTGCCATATACAGCTGTGCCGTACTTAGGGACTTCTCCATCCTGTGTAATAACTATAACACTAGGCTGTAAAATATCTCCATCATCATTATCGAAGAGTACATTTAAAGATAGGGCCAAGTCTCCTTCTACCTGCGTATTCAAAGCCATACGATAGAGTACTTTCCTGTTGTCAGGAGCTTTAAAAGTAATATCAGGAGATTCATATACTGAGGATATAGCAGTCCCATCGAAAGTATTACCAGACTCTAAAGTATATACATAGCCGTTAGTAGGATGACCAAATACAGCTGATTCAGCTCCTGATACATACTGAGAACCTATGGAGTAAGGGTTTATACCTTGTAGGATAGACCATTCAAAACCTAGTCCCCCACCTTCTCCAGTAGTCAACTTACCCAGCACTCCTTGAGCGTCTGTATCAGCTAAGGAACTCTTATATACATGTAGTCTATATTGTGACTTAGCTCTTATAACTACTGAGGAAAAGCTATTCTCATTAGTGGAAGCTATTAAAGCTCTCACACTAGGTTGTACAGCTCTAGAAACTAGTCCTAACTCAGTGTCTCCAATTCTTGCTGTAGCGGCTACACTTCTCAAACCGTCTGGGCCTAGGAAGATCAAGTCTCCACCAATCTCTTGTATAGTGTCATGAGAGACGCAGCCTATTGACGTAGTGACTTCTTTAATGGCGAAGGTTGTACTAGTACTGCCTACTAGCTTATGGATAGAGTTAGTACAGAATATGTATAGCTCATCTCTAAAACGTTTCAAGCCTGTAACAGTATCCCCAACATTAATTTCAACAGCTCCACTAGAGCCGTCAAAGTCTGTATCACTAGCTGCACTAGATAGAGCTATCGAAGAGTCTGAGGAAGCAGGGGCTAATACTAACCTACCAGCTATCATAGCAGAGTACTTAGGGGCTGCGGGAGCGCCTGTACCGTTGATTAGAGTATCAGAAGAGCCGTTGTAGAGCAGTGCAGGAGCTACACCATCTGTGAAGACTACTACAGCCTCATCAAGAGAGTAGCTAGTGACTCTGTACTTAACTGCTGCAACTGATCTATTAGCTGTGTTAATCTTAGTACCCCAGCCTGACCCACCACTGAAGAAGATATCTACAGAAGTGCTGCCCACATTTTCTCTAGCTGCGAATACACCACCTAAAGCAGGGTACGCACAGAGGATAGGCTCAGTAGCTTTCCCAGTAACTGTACTAGAGGAGTATTTAGAGTAGCCGTCAATACGCTTGTAGCCGCCTTCTAAAGCTGGTTCATAATTGAGCAAGGTTGTAGCAGCACCTTCACTAGCTGTGCCGAGTAGAAGACCAGCCTTGTCCTCTATCAGTCCACCTTCACATATTACAGTCTGTGTATCCCATCTATCCATATATATATCTATTAAGGCTCGTATCTAAATGCGTTAGGGAGAGGTATTAAGTCTGTACTCATTCTCTTAACAGACTTTTGGAAGCGTCTATCAAACATAGAGGCTAGCTCTACATTATCTCTAAACTCATTAGCAGATCTTTTCATGCCTGTTATAATGACATTCTCATAGCTGCTAGGTATTAACGGCACGTCTGTAGAGGCGGTGAGCTCTATGAAAGACTTGAAGTACTTATACCTAACTAGGAATGTAGATCCAGGCTTACCAGGGCCTAATGTAAAGGTATTGTCTAAGTTTCTAACTACAAATGAAGGGACTGTATAAGAGGACACTTCAGTTGAGTTTAAAGTCTGTGTCAGGTAGTTATTCCTATATGTATCAATAGGCATAGACTTCAATTTTCTAGCGCTGGAATTAGGGTGAGCATTTACAACTTTGAAAGCAGTTACAGTAGCATCTGCTACAGTCTCAGTTACAGTCATTATAGTAGCTGTGATAGCTGTGATAGTGAAGTCACTAGAGGTGTTACCAGTTACTCCAGTCCAGCGCACCTTCATCCCAACAGCAAATCCTAAAGTTAGGAAACTGCCAGATGTAACTGTGAAAGTCTTAGCTGAGGAAGAAGCTGTTACAGATGTGAAGTCCTCTTCAGTACCTTTAACAGTATCTATATAGAAGGAGTCCCACTCTAGTTTAGCAGCTGTAGTAGGAGCGTCATAAGTAGTGTCACCAATTGTAACAACTTGCGATCCTTCCATCAACTGGAAAGGCCACTCCTGAGACTTCATCTCGTAAATCTCTCTAATAATATCGTTTAAAGTATCTTTAACATCTAACTGAAAGCCTGTAGCACTGTTAAAATCTGAAACAGTAGCTAGAGGAACCTCATTAAAGGACTTAAGTACCCTGTTCACGATGTCTATGTAAGTGTAAGCCAATGAGTGTATACCGTCTATGTGAGTGTATGTTAGATACTTTAAATAATATATATATATATATTTAGTAGATAGTGTATATGGACGTAGTCACTGGAGGAGATATAAAGGCGCAGTCTTATACCTGTATGTATACACCTCCCCCAGATTCTTTAGTAGTAATCGCTACGCGTTAGGATATGTACGGACATCCATACGAGCTACAGCAGATTTAGCAGCTGGCTTGAGCGTAAATTGCCAAGCGATCTTACCATCTGTAGCAGCGTTGATAGTACCTGTTAGACGGACAGCTAAGTAGCCATCAGCAGTTAGGATAGCATCAGCTTGAGCAGCAGTTTCATAAGCGGAGAAACGACCTACAGCAGTAGTACTGACATTATTGATGTAATCATCAGGATCAGTAGCTGAAGAGATGGTGTTACCAGCGTCAATAGCTGTAATACCTACTAAAGCTTTCGTAATCTCTGCGTCAAAGCCACCAAAGCCCGCTCCAGCAGGGAAAGGGATCAGTCTGATAACATCAGTTGATGCGTAGCTGTTATCATTCAGTTTACCGAGGTCAATAACCCCTGCAAAAGAGTAAGGACCTACTTGACCAGAGCCTGGACCCTTAGCAGCAGTACCTTGTAGAAAGTAATCGAAATTAGCCATAATATTTATATATTCCTTTTATTATGATTTATATGTATTAGCTAGAGAAAGAGACGTTACCAATGAAGAGAGCTTCTGGACGTGTAACCTTACGACCGTATGCAATCAGACCCATTAGACGATCCATGAAAGTACCTTGTACCTCTTGGGTCTTGATCTTGGTAAGAGCTGTAGCAGTACATGTAGCCTGTTTGGAACCAGCAAATACGAGAGTGTCGCCACCAGCTGATGAAGGCAAGTTGGTAGTCTTGTAACAAGGGATACCATAGATAGAGCCAATCATATCAGGAGACAGTAGAGCAGAAGTTCTACCAGTTACTGATGTATCGATCAAAGAGCCTTCTTCAGAGCGTAGTACTTCAAAGAACTGAGGACCAAACACGAAGAACTTATCAGCATCAGGAACATCATTCTCATCCATTAAGCGGATAAGTCTGTTCAAGTAGTTGATAGGAGTAAAGCCTGGACCAGCGTTGTAGCCGATTGATGCAGGAGTACCAGAGATACCAGTAGCAGCAGTGGTAGTACCATTATCACGCATAACTTCAAAGATGTCACCGTCTACAGCTTTCTTAAGGCCGTAATTAGCCTCATTCATCTGCATAGCTGCCCAATCGATGTTAGCCAGCTTAGCTTCAACATCTTCTACGACAAAGCTGAATGCCTTACCTTGGTCAATGTCAAGATCAACTGACTCATCATTCATGTACTGATCAGGAACGATGCCACCACGGTTATAGTCTGTGATAGTTACGGTATTCTCTTTCAAGATACGTACAGACTGGCCTTTATCAGCGATCAGACCTTCATACTTTGTATTAGTAACAGCATTAGATACTAGTGTAGCTCTAAAGTTCTCTTGTAGTTCGTCACTCCAGATTGTAGGAGCGTAGTTATTATTGGGAAAGTTACCATGCCCACCTGCGGAAGGAAAAGTCATATTATTACCTATTATTTATGTTAAATATTATTAAAGTTTTTAAAAGTCGTTTATTACATTAAGAGTAACCCCTTAGCACCTAGCTCTCGGATCTTCTTAAAGTCAGTCTTACCATTTTCCAGTTTGTATTTGCTCTTAGCTGCCTCATAGGAGATAGCAGAGGGATCAGAGGTAGAGGAGACTTGTCCACTAGTAGATACTGACATAGAATTTGCTAACTGCTCTTGCTTCTTTAAAGCTTTATCATCTTGAGCAGTGCTCTGGGCCTGTGTATCACTCTTGTACTTATCAAATAACAGCGTGACCATAGAGGATGATGACTTAGGATTAAAAGGGATGTCCCTAAAGTCCTCAGGTTGACTCTCTAACCATACCTTAAACTCATCAGACTTTTTAATAACCTTAGCGTCAGGATGCTTTTCTAGTACCTGTGTCAGTCCTTCCGTAATCTCTAGAGCTTGATTCTTTAGTTTCAATTCTAGTAACTGCTTCTCAACTTCTAAATTCTGCTGCCCTACCATGCGTGTAATAGCATTTACAATATCTGGGCTGCTTTCTGCTAAAGCCTTTAACTCGTCATCACTAGAAGGTAGCTTCGCAGCTTTAGCCTCTAAGAGTTCTAGTTCCATAGCTTTAGTTTTAGCTTGTAGTTCCTGTACATAAGGTTGCTGATCTCCATAACGTTTCTTCCAGTCGTGGTTATCAGTCTGGGTTGCAGCTGGATTAGCTGAGCCAGTTTGTTCATCTTTAGTTACAGTAGTTTCTTGTGTAGTCATAGTAAGTATCAATTCCTTAATATATAGGGTTCTAAGTTATTACAACACGTAGAAGTAGCCAAAATTAAGAGATCTGTATCAGTCTCTAAATGGTAAGCTTAATGTTTGAGAGCCTTCTATTGAAGGGTGGCCTCCTTGGTTGTTTCTTCAGTGGGATTAACTTGCTCTACTGATTGAGCATCTACTGGAGTACCTTCATTAGCATCAGCTGCCATAGCTGACAGCAGCTCTGCAACAGGAACTGCTACAAGAGTCATTTCAGGGTCCGTAAATTCTTGGAAGAACTCGCCTACTTCTGGTGAAATTAACTCACCTAGTATCTGTGCGAATTCAGGCGCTATTGAAAACGCTGCTAGTATATCTTTTGTATCATCCGGTAAAGAGGATAGCCCCTGCTCAATCTGAGCTCGCATATCATCTGTTAGCCTACCCGCAGCTGCTCTAGAAGCTACTTCAACTGGAGCTTCTCCTTCTGTGGTAGGTTCCATAGCAACTTCTGAAGGTACTACAGTATCAACTGGGACTTCTTGTAAAGGGTCTATCATAATATACACTTCTATCTGTTAGCTCTGCTAGACTCTACAAAGTCTGCAAAAGTTGTTAAGTCTCTAGCTTGTACAGTCACTTCATTAGCTAGATTAGCAGGGTCTGATGAGGCGGCTGTAGAAGCTCTAGCACCTGTAGCAGTCTGCCTAGCTACCATATCCTCTGAGAAAGATGCTGTATCAGTCTCGTTAGATCGCTGGAGAGTGTCAGTAGAGCCAGAGTAGTTATCTTGAGGGCCTGTTCCAGAGGAGTAACCTCCGCTCATAAAGACCTCAGCAGCATCCATAGCCTGTATACGTGAGACATCTGCCATAGTTGCTAGCTCAGCTGGGACCTTATCTCGTAACTGCTCATCTAGGTTCATGAAACTGAAGCGCCTAGTCTTACCAGAGTCATTAGTAACATCTACAAAACCCTCAATAGGAGCTAAATCCCCTGAGCGAGCAACATAACCAGCCTTGCCTCTATTCTTGATCCTGTCTGCATTAGCAGCTATCACAGAATCTCCTGAGACTTCCTTAATAGCGCTGACATAACCCTCGAAAAGACTTTGAGCTGCTTCACTAGTAGGTGCGTAGTGACTTATGAAAGACTTCATACCAGCTTCGTCAGCTTTAGGCTGTCTAAGACCAGCTCTAACAGCTACTCCAGAAGTATCAGTACCTGACTCTCTAAGCCCCGACATAATAGAGGAAACCTCCCCTCCAATATCATCTGTGATAAAACTTTGGAACTCTTGACCAACTCTCTTATTAACGAACCTACCAGGAGTCACTTCACCTGTGTCGTTGAAGGTTAAGTCAGTAGTCATCTCTCTAGCTTTGTATTTACCGCCTCCGCCTAGCATACTCATGCCAGTAAAGATAGCCATAACACCCGCTAGAGGGCCAAAGGCCATCATAGAGGATAAAGCCCCTAGAGAAGACATCCCAGCTGTGGCTGTAGTAGCTCCTAAGGCACCACCTATACTCAACCCCGCATTGGCTATACCAGAAACAGTACCCATAGCTCCTAGAGCCTTCTGAGTGCTTTCTGGTGCTCCTGCTAGAGATGCTGCTACACCTAAAATAGGGAGAGCTGAAACATTAGTTAGAGAATCCGCTCCTAGATTAGGCCTAACACTAGGCACAAAACCTTCTACATTAGGGTTCGTGATGACAGGAGCTGCGTCAGTACCTGAGAAGGCTGTAGATAAAGAATCTGTCAGTCCTGACTCATTGCTTAAGTCTCTAATGTCGCTAATAATACCAGCGCTTAGTGGAGAGCCTTGCGTAGTAGGGGGAGCTGCTACAGGAGTTCTTGTACTAGTTACACCAGAAGTACCCACAGATGACCCCACACTAGGTAGGCCATAGACATTAGCGGCATCTAGAGTATTAGGTGTGAATGCTGGGTCAAGTCCGTAAGAGTTAGTCATATATTTTATTTTTACAGCTATTGTGGGAGATTGGTATAGTCTGGTATACTGTTTTTATAGTTTGTCATCTCATCTCTAACTTTATCTTTTAAAGATTTGAAATCATCCAGAAAAGCCAGCTTCCCCAGGCTGCGCTGCTCCTCCCGATCCGATTGTCCCCCCTTGGACAGTATCTTGACCAGAGAGGTCTCCTCCTTGGACAGGAGCTCCTGAAGGGCCTCCCAATCCTCCTGACTGAGCTTGCTGAGCTTCTGCGTTAGGGTCTTGTCCAGCTTCATTAGGGTTTACTCCATTTGCCAGTGCTATTAACTCAGCTTGTAGCTTAGCTTTAGCAGGGTCATTAATAAGTTTATCAGGATCTAGAGACATACTCTTTGCCATCTCTTTAAGAACGAAATCGAAGTCTACTTTAGGAGCCATAACAGGATGTCCACCAGCTATCTGAGCGAATGTCATCAATCTCTGAGACTGTACCTCTTTCTGCATTAGAGCTGATGTACCTCTAGCAACAATCTGTAAGTCTCCTCTAATCTTAGGGAGATTCCTGTTGAATTGCATGTTCCAAGCGAATAAAGCAGCTCCTAAAGGCTCTAACAAGTAATCGTCATAGTTCTTTATTACAGTTTTGATAGTCTGAGCTGATCCCTGTAGTAGCATAGATGTTTGTGAAGATGTTCTAACTCCTGCGGGAAGATTAGCGCCACCTTGTCCAAAAGTCATGATGCCAGTCTCTTCATCAGCAGTTTGACGAGCTCTATCAACAGCTATCATATGAGATTGTGAAGTATCTGGTATACTGATCGCGTGAATAGTCTGACCAATAGGACCCTCAGTGTAGAACTGCTTCCCACCGTATACTGACATATTCTGACCAGTTACTAGAGAGTCTTTATTAATCTCCAGCATTACATTACCAGATAGATTCAAGTTATCTATAGAAGCTCTCGTGTGAGCGTTCACAAGCTGCTGAGAGTCTTTCATATTCTCTGGAATACCAACACCCCAGACTTGATAAGCTAGCTCTTCGTAAGGTACTAAGTAATATGGTATATGCTGCGGTACGAAAGGGTTTAAAGATACTTTCAACACCTGATCCTTCCATATGAAAGCATTTACCTGAATTGTATGAGCCTGATCAAAGTCTAATCCTAAAGATTCTGCCATAGCTTCATCAATATAACCCCAATACTCTAAGATCTCGTACCGATTAGTTATTATAGTTGATTCAGTATCTGTTAAAGCATCTTCCCAATGCTCCTGAGCGTATCCAGCTGGAGAATTTAGGATGTGATCTATTACAGAAGTGCTAAAGCCTGGCTTAGACTTCCACGAGCGTAGTTTGACTGAGTTTAATAGATGTCTCTCAACTAAACCATCAGAACCTTGTACAGTAGGTGATCTAGCGTCTGGATAGATGTTCCAAATTGAGGGAGAAGATACTTCAGGAGTCATTTTAGAAGTAGGTACGTAGATAACCTCTACAATAGGCTCTCCAGTCTCTTCATCAAACTCCCCAGTCTCAACTTCTTCCCATTTATGAGTAACTGTCTCAGTAGACATAGGCCCTTTGATGCAGCCAGTACCTAAATGTATATTCTCCCATGCGCAAGTTCGTAAAGCTGCTCTTGAACGCTGCTCTAGTAACTGATCATGGATTAACTTCTCCATTTGTGTAGCAGAGTGACTAGCTGGGGAGATTTCTACTGCTGCTGGGTCATTGCTAGGGCCTGGTACAGCCTTCTTACCGCCCATCAGACTCCCTAAGATGTTCTTAGCAGTCTCCATTAGAGAAGCTTCAGTAGCACCTGGGGCAACCTCACGACCATCTCCAGAAAAGCCTACAGTATTCATCAGCATGTCAGCTTCAGGACTGGACTCATCTACTAAATGAGCTGTCTCAACTGTACCCTCAGGGACTGGTGTAGGCTCTATACCAATAGGGAACTGACCATCCGCAAATAGCACTTCAGTAACTTGCCCATAAGCCTGTTGACCCTTAGTTTTAGAGATCTTAACGAAGGCTGAACTAGCTAGAGGCTGAGTTAACTGGTGCTGAGCTATTAAAGCTCTCTGACGAGCGTTGTACTTACCTCTAATATCTAGGAAAGCCTGTAACCAAGTCTCTTCTGGAGATCTTCGTGCGTCTCTAGCATCACTGTAAAAGGACTGTACGTGACCTGCTAAGTTGCTATTGGCTAAGTCTAACTCCATCTGGGCTAGTATCTCAGCGTCCTGCTCTTCTTCAGCGATTTTAAGGACTTGAGCAGATAGCTCAGCCTCGTTAAGCACTTTTGAAGTGATGTCTTTGTTTTTATTAGCCAAAATAGTGTCTAATCCTACATTCCAAGTTCTTGATATAGCGGCTGAGGCATAATATCTTTATATCTTATTATAGCAGATTCAATACCTGATCTACGAGGTGTGTTACCATCACCCTCAAATCCATCAAAGCTATTACTATCATTGAGGACTCTCCTCTCTGGATTGGACTGTAGACCGTATCTTAAAGCGTCGTATGCGTGATCTGGTAAAGAGCTTTTCTTAGTTGTATCAATATCTTCAGGATTATGAGGGTCTATCCTTAGTGTAGTCAGCTCTTTTATAAGCTCCTTACAACTAGCTAAGACTCTTAACTTAGGTTTACCAGTCTCTGGACGCTTCCTAAGGTACTGATGCACTACTAGTTTAGAGCTCTTACGAGATCCTTTACTACGATCAGCAGCAGTCCATTTAACATTAATCCTTCGTAAGGTCTGAGCGGCTGTCTCACCCATCTCTCCCCTAGTACTCCATAAGGAGCCATCTAAGAACCCTCTGCTAACTGTCTCATTAGCTTCTAAAGCTTTGATACGATTGCCCCAATCCTCTACAAGTACTCCAGTAGTTACAAGCTCTCTATAAGCGTATACATTACCATCCCAATCAGTAGCGAACCACAAACAGACACCCATAGAGGAGTACCCATAATCAGCTGCTCTCCATCTGTACCAGTTCTGAGGTATTTCAAAGTCTGGTACAACATGTACGTCCTCTCTAAACTCAGGGAAACCTAATCCTTCAACCATGTCCCAGCAGCCGTATAACTCCTGAGCTCTTACAGCTGCACTAGAATGCGACATTAGAGAGGCTACATAGTTAGGATTACTAGCTATCAATACTTTATTATCAAATACAGTACTGTTGAACCATGTTCTAGTTATGTAGAGCTTTCCAATAGGACTGTCAAACTCTGTAACTTGGACTGTCTCAGAGTTAGTAGAGATAACTTTACCAATCTCAGGACCCTCATCTAAGCAAACTCTATGTTTAATCTTCCAATGCTCTCTAACCCAAGCTTGACCAGCTCCTAAAGGATTACAAGTAGCCCTTAAACAGATTGGAATAGCTGGATCAGTACTTCTCATAGAAGCCTTCAACCTGTCAATGATCCAAGGGCCAGAGTACTGAGCTATCTCATCAATCCCGATCCATGTATACTCTTGTCCTCGGTATCTCTCTAAGTCATCTATAGACTCACAATAACCAAACTCCATACGAGCGCCAGAAGGGAATACAAATACCTTCTCCTGCTCTTTCCACTTTACACCAGGGTATGCCTGACTGTATAAAGCCTTACAGCGAGTTATCAGATCTCTTAAATCTGGCATAGCCTTACGTATAATTAGACCTCTGAAGTTACCGTTGCTACAGTATCTTAAAGGGTCAATTACAAAAGCTGTTGACTTACCTGAACCACGTCCACCAGCAAATAGCACCTCATCTACTGAAGAAGCTAAGAATCTAGCTTGTAATCCTGGATCAGACGATGCCTTCTCTTGGTTAGCTGCTATCGACATGTTAGGATCGAAGTCTGGGATAAAGGCTATATCATCTAATGAAGCCTCGTCATCAGTAGGTACATCGTCGCTAATATCAGACTTATCGTAGCTAGTGTAATCAAACTTCGCATCTTCTATCTCAGCCTTTTTAGCAGCTATAGCCTCCGCAGTGGATTGGGTGTTTACTCCAGGTCTGTAAGAGTCTGGGTCAGCTAATACCTCAGATACCGCAGCGAACTTAACAGAGGAGCGATGAGCTATATTGGCTAAGTCTTTCCTAGCCTTTAAACCGCCCTCGATAAGCTCTCCTACCTTAGCAGTATTAGTAGCTTTCTTAGATCTGCCAGTTCTAGGGCCAGCCTTCCTCTTAAAGTCCTTAGGGTTATCTATAACAGCCATATATATATATACTATAGTGCCTCTCGTTCTGCTCTAGGTAGACTAGCCTCTTTAAAAGGTAGCCTACGCTCCATAAGCTTCTGAAGTCCGTAGTCAGTTATTGGAGAGTCAGTATTAGCTGATAACCATTCTGCTAACTCCTGATAAGAGGAGGAGGCTAGATGACCTTTCGCCTGTATTAGGAGAGCGAACATAGCTTCGTCAGGCTCGAATATACTGGGATCATAATCTGAAGGGTAGTACCCCCAAGGTATACCACTAGTCATACGCTTTACTGGTAGCGCTAACCTGAGGCTTCTGTGCCTGTCTAGCTTCGGGAGCTTAGAGAAAACTAGACAGGCTTCAGCAGCACCTATGTTATTAGAGCTTTTCATATATATATATACGCGTGTGTGCTACCTTACATAGTCTCAATAGTGATGAGGACGTTAGCAGCAATTGCATTAGTAGAAGCACCATCTGTAATCACTTCAATAGCATCACCTCTAGTAACTGTGTTAAGAGCTGTAGGAGATGAAGTATCAACATCACCAGCAGCTGAAGA